TCTCCCGCTCGGTCAGCAATAAGCATATCATTGAACGTAGCAGGAGCACCAGATGTCCCGTCTGTTACCTCGATTGTGTTGGTCGCTTCGTCGTATGCGAACGTACCCGGCATTGGTTACGGCCTCCAGTCAAGCAGCTCAGCTATGGTGGCATCCTCGAACGCGGTGTCGCCATTTTTAATCACATCCCAAGCTGCCAATAGGGCGGACTTAATCTCAGCATCAGCCTCATTGAGTACGCCGCTGTCCGCAATAACTTGTATCTCTGCATTAACTCTTGCAACCTCATCTCGAATTGGCTGAATCAAGGCTCGAACCTATTTATCTGTAAGTGCCATAAATTAACCCCTTCCAAGAATTCGTCGTGTTGAAATTAGTAACCTTGTTTTTCGCATCTTTCCGTCGGCCAGCGGATAGGCCGTCCATGCACTCGTGGAACCGCCATGAAAATACTCGGTCTCCCGCTCAATCACATCAGCTTTCTTCCGAACCATCTTAACGCTACGCCCTGTGGTGTCAATGTTGGGACTTGGGTACAGCGAGCCAGATAGGGCGGACAAGGCGTACTCAGCACATGCCTCTTCCAACTCGGGTGGATACTCATTGAGATACAGCCCGGTTCTGGCATCTTTGACCCCAGATCGCGGGCACTCGGTCGATTGATCTGCGTCGTTCCGGGCACCCGCGAACGTCCATCTGGAATCAGTATAATCCGTTGCCCTGACTATTGCCTCCTCAATCTCCGTATCAGAGAAGGATGAATAATTACCAGCCCTATCGTCGTGGTAGGCTTTGAAAACCGCCACGCTTATGTACGCATTCGCTGTCGTCAGCGGTGCGTCGGGTGTTTGTACGATAAACGCCATGTTAGCTCAACCACTCCTGGATAACCTCAACGATTTCCACTACGCTGACTGTCGGGTCGTCGGTCAACTCTTTAATCGCCTTAACTGTAGGTCTCGGCGTATCGGATTGAAGGTCAACCCACTTATCCTTCTCGACGCAGTTCACGGCCGCTATGATCGCGGCCTGCCTTGCGTTCGGCACCGGAGGATCGGTCTCTACTTCCTCATCCTCTTCGATCTGCTCGTCGCTGATAACGGCTGAGTTATCAACCGCTACGGCCTCTGGCTTCTCAGCCGCTGCCTCTTCGGCCTGTTCCGCGATCATGGCTTTGAGGTCTTCGTCGGTGAGCACTTCCGTCTCCACCTGATAGCTCCGGGTGAAGAGCCGGCTAACAGAGCGAATTTGCTCTTCGTTGCCAGAGAAGTAAGCGACGCCGTCAACGAAACGATACTTGTTGTTGAATGTTTTTGTTACGCCCTTGAAGGGGCCTGTCAGGGTCATTCGGATTGTTGTCAATGCGGGCATAGCATCTCCAAGAAAAAAAGAAAGAAGAGCCCAGGGACGAACCTGGGCTCATGGTTTCTACTGCTTAGCCATACAGCACGACTGTCAAGTCGGCGTTCGATGCACCTTCGTCCACGATTGTATCGTAGAACTCATCGAAGTCGATGGTCGGATCGTCCCAGGTGATCGGAGGCAGGAACGATACGGCGACAGCCATGTCCCCGAGATCGTCAGCACCACCGCCATCAGCGATGATGAGGTTCGGCGTCGAGTACGCGGCGGCTCCGATAGGAGTCGTGGCGTTCAACGCGATGACTATGAGATCACCGATCTCATCAAAGGTGTCACCTGACGTCCCGGTAGCAGTGACGTCTACAACGACGGAGTCGTCGGCGGGATCGGTAATGAGAACTCTCATCCGCCAGCCTTCGAGATCGACATCGTGGGCCAGCAACACGGGGGTGGATGCAGCCCAGGCTGCGTCGGACGGCAAATGCAGAGCTGCCTTCGCGGTCAAGATGGCCTCGGCACTCGTCTCAGCACTTACGATGAGTACGTCTTTGCCCTCAACCAAGTCTAACTTTGCACCCGCCGGAAGCGGTACATAATAAAATCCTTCTGCCATGAAAATTTTCCTTCCTGTGTCAATGTTGACACTGTTTCGATTTCAGTTTCTGTTTACTTGTACGAGCCAATGACTCGCGGTGTCGGACAGTCTGCCAAGATGATGGCTTCGAGGTTTGCGTTGGACGCACCTTCGGAGGTAAGATCGCCGAAGAACAAGTCGGTCAGGACTTCGCCGTTCGGGCCGATGGCTGAAACTGTGACAACCATGTCACCAAGGTCATCGGTGCCACCACCTGTGGCGATCAGCAACACACCATGCTTGTCGGCTGCGGAATCCGGTGTCCAGGCCGAAGTATATGGCACTTCGCAGAGAACTTCCAGAGCCGTGCCAACCTCTTCCCAGGTGTCGTCGGCGAGGCCGGTGTACGCGAACACTTCGGGAGTGCCTTCGGCAACTGTGATCGTGAAGACTACGCCTTCGAGATCCTGAACCAACGTGGTGATGGTTGCCTGATCCCAAACAACGTCCATGTCCTTCGAGGACACTGCCTTGACGGCAACCAGTGCTTCGGCCGAGGAACCTGCCTCAACCACATGCTGCGTTACGCCATCATGCAGAATCGACTTGGCTCCAGCAGGTAAAACGATTGTGTAAATGCTCATGTTTCATCCTTACAGAGAAGCAAAAAGAAGCGGGAGCCGGTCAGGCTCCCGCATCGGTTGCGGTTTCTTAGTTCAGCACGCCATCAATGGCGGCCAGGCCAAGCTCGCTGAACAGGGCCAAGCCAACATACCACTTGACTCTCCAAATTCGCTCGTCCTTGGTCTCGCTGATACCCACGTCCTCGACCTGGAGGCCGTAGGCGTTGGCGGCGGTCAAGCCGAGCAAGCCGGTCTTCATATCGCCGTCATCAAAGACGCCGGCGAAGACTGTGGTGCAGGCGGTGCCAGAACCCTTCGTTTGGTTGATCGGAATGTAGTCATTCCGCAGAATCGGCACGCCACTGTAGGCGGGCACATTCTTACCACTGGGGAGTTCGTAAACTTCCTGCATGGTGACGCCACCGAGGGCACGAAGCAAGGTCTTGTAGGACCGGATCGTGCGGGCGTTCATCACGATGTAATCAACATCGCCGTCCTTCGAGGTCACGAGGTCAAGCATCTCATCCAAAAGCTCGAAACTCAGGTTCGAGCCGTTGGCTCCCGAAGCAGCCTTCTGGCCGGAGGCACACAGGTTGATGAGGCCGTTGAACTCATCCGAGGCACCGGAGCCGCTGACGAGCTGCTCCTGGAAATTACGGCCGGCACTCTTGGCCTTCGAGGCGATCTGGACGCCGGTCTGATCGTTGTCGGCGGAGCGAGTAGCCTGGATAAGGCCGTCCACTTCGGCGTCACCGATTATCTTGGTCAGCGTGCTTGTGACCTGCGTGAACGTTGCAGCCGCCTTCGCGGTAATCGTGCCAGCTACGCCAATGCTCTCGACGTCGCCGAGGGCGTTCTCGCGGTTGTACGCCAGGGCGTTACCGCTGATACCCTCAAAGGGCAGCAACTGATACATGTGGTTCACGGTGATGACGGACTCAATCAGTCCACTGATGAGAGTGTCTTGTGCGAGTTTCGCACTTTCAGCTAATGTTACACTTGCCATTTCTAAATCTCCTTGTTTCGGTTCACGTTATCTTCGCAGCACGTCGAAGACCATCGCGGTCCCGGCCAAGGCTCGCCCTTATGCCAAGTGCCATACTCTACTGACATATCATAACATTATCGGACCCAGAAGTCAAGTCAAAAATAAAAATAATTTACTTGACTCCTGAGCCCGAGATATTCTACTTCCGCTTCTTGAGCCCGGCATTGATCTTCTGTGCCGGATTCATGTTCTTTGTAGCGTCTCCACGACGCACGCCTGCGTTGGCAGACTGCACGGCTCCGCCACCTACAGCCGCCTGTGTTGACGGGAAGAGCTGACGCAGGGCCTTGTTCTCAGACATCTCCTCTAACAGCTCAGGAGTGTTCATCAACAAGCCTGCACGGTCAGGGCTCGTGGAGTAGCGGGGATCGCCGTTGCCGTCAACTATGACGACCTGAGCCTTGTCATCCACGGTGGCAACCTTCATTTGCTTACAGGCAAATGGCGAGACCAACGTAGTGTTGAGGTCTTTCCAACCCGCACCGGCGTTCGTAATCTCGGTGCTGATCATGTAGGCTTCAAGCTTCGTTTGCTTGGTTGCAAGCTCTTGGTCGTGTGTGGCCTTGGCTGCTGCTGTCGCCTCGCCATGTTCCTTCTTGATCCCGGCGATCCTGGTGGCGATGTCACTCTCTTTGCCGGAGGCAGCAGCGGTCAGCTCTTCGACCTTGGTGCCAACAGCGGCAGCGATCTCTGCAACCGTGTTGCCATACACCGACAACGCTGTCAGGTCCGTCGATTTCCCGGCCTTGGCATCGTTGACTTCCTGCCTGACAGCAACCAGGGCTTTGTTCTGTCCCGTGATGATTGCAATGGCGGCAGTTGTTGACGCATCGGTTCTGAGGTTGAAGCCCGTGGCGTCTTCGCCTTCGGCCTTCTCATAGAAGGCACGACAGTTGTCCGGCACCACGCTCAGCTCTTCAACGTTTCTGTTCTTTGAAAAATCAAACTTCATCTTCAGGTTCCTTTCGATCTGTACTCTTGTCAGGGTTCGGCTTACGGTTCGGTTTCTTGAAATCTACGTTCTCTTCTGAAAGCACGCCGCGACGTTGCAGCTCTTTCAGATACTCTTCTGTTGTCAGTCCTCCCTCTATCCAGGTTTGATAAAGTGTTTGCAACTCACTCGCTTCTGCTGTGGTGAATTCTGTTGGAATGCCGGCCGTGCCTGCGTGATCTTTACGCATCCAGATCGACATTATTTCCAACGCGAAATTCACCGCATCATTGAAACGAAACGCTACGTCTTGAAGAGGCGAGGTCGCCTCCGAGGTGTCAAGTGCTCGTGACGATGCCGCTTCACGATCAGGACGTTCCTTGGTGAACTCGGCTCCATACGACTGCATCCGTTTTTCGAGACCTTCAAGGTCTTTCTCACCGGCTGCAATGGCGGCACCTTTGTGCTCGACATAGTAGAACCGAGCAGTGGGATCAGGCGTGAACAACCACTCTTTAGGCCCGATGACCAGCTTACCCTCTTCGTCGTCGCCACCAGAACATGCGAGCATCGGAAACCGAGCTACTGTCAGGATCGAAATTTGGTCCGAGTATGACTGCCACCAACGTATGTTCAGATCAGCAAGGTCGTCAAGAGGAGACCGGCCCACCATGAAGCTCTGACGATCCGCATAGAATGTCACGAGCGGGATGAAGCCGATGTCCATCCACCACGTATCAACTACGATCCAAGCCTTCTTCTCGTCCTGCTGATGAATATCAACACGAACCCTCTGCTGGAAGTCAGGCTCTTCGTCGGTTCCGAAGTTTATGTAGTCCAGCTCAAGGACACGAATCTGTGGGGTGACTACTTCCTCCCAACCATCCAATGAGATGACCTCCTCTTCGATTCGGACGTGCGTCAAGATTTCGCGGCCGTCAATCCTGGTAGCCAGTGCAAAGATGACTTGCTCAGGTCCGATGCTGACGAAGTACGGCCTGATGTTTAATCGGTCATCGTCCGCAAGTGTCCTTGCCTCCATCGGCTGCCCTACACGCGGAAACTCAACGAGTGTATGGCTGAATGCTTTAGCTACGCCAGAGCGGAACCAGCGACGACAGTACACGTCCAGGTTGTTGCCGTTAAGATCGACGTCATCCATAAGCGGCACGAGATGCTTGGCGAAATCTTCGGTGAACTGAATCTTATTTGCAAAAGGACGACCCACCCACATGCGTAGTGTCAGATCAACCATGTTGAACAACACATTGCCACCAATACGATCATCATAGTTCGTCTCGGACTCGTGCTCGTGACGCGGAGCCATGTCTTCGCCGGCTTCACGCATCGCCTCGGTTCCATTAAGCAACGTTCCCATCTTGAACCAACGCGGAGCCATTGTATCATAAGCTATGCTTGTCGTCGCTACCGTCGCCTTTTCTGTTGCGGCCATATTACCACTTCCTTTGTGTAATTGTTCGTCTTGTCCATCTCAGCCGATACCGAGTCATGTCACCTGCATGATCCTCAACATCAGTATTGACATCATCTAAATCTTTATCGTCGCGTGACAGACACGGAACGGTTCGCCGCCAATCAGCACAACGTTCACACACAAATATACCTTTGTACTCTCTGAGCCCATTCTTCGGCACGGCACCAGTTAACAGGGATCGAATCTGCTGCCAGCCTTGATGACGGGAACCTTTTGATTTATCTACGGTGTCCCAATAGACGCCTTCCTTCTTCATGTCACCTGCATGAGTCTTCGTGCCATCATACTTCGAGAAGATAGCGGTGTCAGCCGGGCCTCGTTTAATCCTGCCGCGAAGTCCCATTTCCTTCTCTTGAATCTTGATCTGCTGGGCAATCTCGCGGGCCTGCATATTCAGACCCTTATTTTCCTCACCCGTGCAGCCATAGTATTCATTGAACAGGAAGAGATCGCCTTTGACGACGCCGTAGTCCTTACCGAACATCTTGATTGGATTGCCATTACTCTCAGCCCACCAACCCACGGAGAACGGCTTTGATAGGCCGTGATCGTAGGCACGATTCATAAACCAGCCTGATTTCCTAAGCAAGATATACGGTATATCTGGGATAACGTGGAGGCCCTCGTCCCAGAGGTCATCGAACATGCCGCCAGAGGTTATGTCCCAACTGCCATCAATCCAAGCTTTAAGCTCTGCCGGGTTCCTGGCGGCTGCTCTCACTTTTTGGATATATGTTGGATCGGCCAGCAATAGAATCTTATTCTCAGCAAGAGAAGATTTTATCGCTACTCTTGTCTTCTCTCGCTCATCTTCTTTAATATCTTCTCGTGTGTCTTTAATTACTGTGCCAACAATCATTCCTTCCGCCGAGGGAAGTTGAAAGCGTTTCTTGACGGTGTTATGGCCGGGGCCATAAGGATTAGTTGTGGCTCTGATACGACAAAGCTTCGCCACCGCTGGGTGACTTGATCGACATAGTGAAAAGAGCGGCGTGTAGCATTCCAAGTTGGCCCATGTAGTGAGTTCCTCGAACCCTATCCAGGGATAACTCGAACCGTGAAATCCCCAGTAGTCTTGGGGCCGCAAGATGTGGCGAAATCTCAATGTCTCACCATCTGGAAATACCCATGTCTTCGATTGCTTGTTATATTCCGCCTTTGGCCAAATACTTTTATACCATTTCAGGGATTTACCGATGATGTCGTCAAGCTCTGGAAACGTCCGCCGAAACAGAATACCCTTCCACTCCTGACCATACCCTTTACCGACGAATTGAGCAAAGTCCATGAGCAAAGTGTCAGTTTTTCCAGTCCCTCTTGGCCCATGTAGCAGTGCCTCGAACACAGGACATTGTAGAAAAACCTCTTGTGATCCGGGCTGAGGATACCAAATTGCCGGCACGCCGTCAACATGGGCGGTCAGCATCCCTGTCTCGTTCAGTCGCCATTCAACTTGTTCAATCTTGCTGCTCATTAGCTATGGTTCACGACGAAGACGTGACGAAACTCTTCACAGGCGTCACCATCGCTGGTGTCACCACATCGCTGCGTACAGAATTTGGTGCCAGACTTTCGCCATCCACAGCTTCGGCATTTCAAATCCACGCCGGACGCGAAAAACTGCTTGAGCCCGGCGACGCACGCGGCCGGGTTCACGCTGTCACCAAATTTTTCATTCACTTTTTCGGCCAAGGCCACAACAGCCACAACAGCGAGATCCTGAAAGAAACCGACCTCAGCCATCATCTTTGACTGTGGATGTGACTGACTTCTTACATACAGTGTCAATCCCGCGTTTGACAGTTCGCACTCCAACATACTTTTTCTCCCAATCGTCAGGGTCAAGGGAAGCTTGCACAACGAGAACGCCGGCAGTGACATTCGCGTCAACGGAAAGGTGCTCGCGGTACTTCGCAGAATTGGCTTTCGCCAACGCGAGCAACAACGAATCGGAATAGTGACGTTCTGTTCCACATACGTTGCCTTTGAAATATACGTTCCTGGTGACACCATTGATGGCTCGGTCATGGACGGCGGCGTCGATCAGCTCGCAGTAGCCTTGCATCGCCAACATTTCCAGAGCCTTCAAGTCCTTCTCTTTGGTCATGTAGTAGACCATTCGGCCGGGCTCGACACCTGCCATGATAGCAGAGTATCGCTTCCGGCCCGAAACTTCGAGGTAGCCGAGGTACAACTCGATCTGAGCATAGGTAATGTCCGGCAACTCCGGCAACGCCTTCTCGACGTCAATTTTCACTGGTACATGAGTCATATCAGCTACATTATAGGACATACCAGCCGAGATGTCAAGGGAAAACCGCTATAATCAGCTAATTTCCACCTCGCCGTCCGGTATATGCACCCTGATCTCGACTTTGCCCCGCAATTCCAAGGTCTTCATTCGGCCCCG